ATTCATTGATAAGTTGTATTTTTTTGATACAAGCAGAACAAAAGAATGTTCTGAATTTGTGATTACTTGTTTCATTTGTTTCTCCGTGTTTAAAATATGTCAGTTGACATAATAGAAGCATACTAACAAAAAATAGATACGTCAATGTATTTGTTTAAAATAAATCTGAAATATTCAAGGCACCCGAACAATCTATTTTATTTTTTGATAAATGGAAATGATGAATAAATCCGGAGTATTCGCCATTTTGCGCCGGTTCGTAAATCGTTTCAACTTGTGGTGTTTGTTTGGGAATCCCTAATCCGTGAACTGCATCGAATAATTTTTTGAGGGCTTCCAATTGTACGGGGTAGAAACCCAAATGTGGAGGAAGTTGTTTTCCGTGAACTTGGGAACGAACTATCGGACGGGTCCCAAATCCTTTCGATTCATATTTGGATTGATACCGTAAATAGTAGGCGTTCGATATTTCAACCCCGATCGATACTTCATTCCATCGACGGCCGCCGGCGTGATAGGTTACGTTTTGGAGGTCGCATGTATTTATGATTGTCCCATCGTTGTTTATATACAGATGGCAAGATAAACCACGTCTTTCTAATATGGAATGACAATCACGTGATGATAAAGCGGCATCCCAATGATTAACAAACAACTTGATATCTCTTTTGGGTTGTCCGATTCGGTCCCCAATGTGATTCGCTTTCCAGGATGGGAAATCAACAAACGAAACAACCTTATCCCATTCGATGGGAATCAAGTTTCCTCCAAATATCAAATTGTTGCCAATTGGGATTTGTTTCATCCTCTCCGAATATTTGGCTTTTATTGTTACAGGTCCACACAAACCGTCCGGCTTTAATCCGATTCGCTTTTGAAATCTCGATATTGAGTCGGTGAGTTCTTCCCCAAAGTCGAAACAATCAAACCACTCCGGAAACCAGTTGTATTTTTTTGCGCTGTTTTCGTTGTAAGACATATAAAAAAACCCTCCTTTACGGAGGGCAATATATCACAAAATATCTATTGTTTACGATGAAACAAAGAATACTCTCAAATCCTCACCGGATGGAACTTGGGAACCCATCGTTATGCGAGCCACACCACCGGCGCCGCCGTTTCGGTTTACTGTATATTCATCAGTGGAAGGGCTGGAAGCGACTTGCTTTTGTGCAATACCATTGCGGAAAACGATAACCAAATCAAAACCGGCCGGGATAGCTTTCGACAAATCGAAATTTGTTGCATTTCCATCGGGGTTTAATGTCTCGAAATTCGTTTGAAACTGTACTTTTTCAATTGGGATTCCTGAGCTCAATTTATCCTGCGTGATGGAACCGGCTAATTGTGCATTGCTAATTGTCCCGGTTAAAGCGCTGGCAGGATAAGCCGTGGCATTGGTCAAATCGAAAGAAGGTTGGGACACACTCCCACCAAGGGCAACCGATACGCCACCCAGTGAAATCGCCGAATTGGAAAGTTTATCGTTTCCGATTGACCCCTGTAACATCGCCGCGGTAACTCCGGCCGCTTTGATGGAAATGGTTTTCGCGGCGGCGCCGTCGTATGTTGTCCCGGCGTCAAGTTGTAACGAAGCATCATCGACAGTTAAATCATTCAACGAAGAACCCAGAGCAACCCCGGAAATTGTTGAATTGGAAAGCTTATCGTTTCCGATTGACCCGGCTAGCTTGGACGCGGCTATACTTCCCGCCAGTTGGGCATTTGTGATAGTTCCGGTTAATGAACTTGTTGGATATGCTGTTGCATTGGTCAAATCCAAAGCCGGTTGGGACACACTCCCACCAAGGGCAACCGATACGCCACCCAGTGAAATCGCCGAATTGGAAAGCTTATCATTCCCAATAGACCCGGCTAGCTTCGACGCGGCTATACTGCCGGCCAGTTGGGCGTTTGTGATAGTTCCGGTTAATGAACTTGTGGGGTATGCTGTTGCATTGGTCAAATCCAAAGCCGGTTGGGACACACTCCCACCAAGGGCAACCGATACGCCACCCAGTGAAATCGAAGAATTGGAAAGTTTCCCATTCCCGATGGACCCGGCTAACTTATCCGCACTTATGGACCCGCTGAGCATATCATTCGATATCCCGGCGGCTTTTACTCGTAGGGCGTCGGAAGCTACTTCGATGGAAGCATCATCGACAGCGACATCCAATTGATTCCCTGTTTTGGTAAGAGCCGCGCCGGCGGTGATTTGGCCGGCCGCGTTGAATTGGGAGAACGTTAAACCATTGGTCCCTACAACCGCACTACCTTTATCGGAAGTACAAACGAAACCGTTTTCGCCATGAACCGCGCCCTGTTCCACGAAGCAAAAGGCTCCGGCGGCATCTGCACCGGCGGCCAAATCATCGGCACGAGCCCAGGCCCCGGCCTTCGCGATATAGATTCCGTTTTGTGATGAGGTTGATTGATTGAAAACGAGGACCCTATCTTCTGCTAAAATACTTATTGTATCTATGGTTTGAGTTCCCGATAACGTTATATTTCCGGTGGTAGCCGCTTTAACCGAGTCTTTTAAATCGAGACCCTGAGCGACCCCATCAACATAGCCCTTTGTCGCGACGTGCGCGTCTTGCGTTGGGCTTGCTGCTTGTAAGACAGCAGATGAAAAATTGAAAGTTCCGGATGATAGGTCCATTTTCCCGGCGTTTATCGCCGCGTCTACAACTTGGGACCGTCTGATTTGTATTGCCATTTTTTAGGCTCCTTTTATGCGAGTCGATAGAGGATATCTATCGCGGTGGTTATTTGTTGATTATGAGGGGACATAATCAACTATCAATTCGACTCCAGCCCCGGTTTCGGGCGTGAAATCAAATTGAAATTGTGAATTGGATATTTCAGTAACAGAAGTCGTTTCCCGTACTCCGTTGTAATATACACGAAGAGAATCCGCTTTGAAAGATTCCGGGAGCGTGAACGTTGTCCGACCGTCCAATTGGGATGTTAGATTCGCCGTTTTCATTTCCTCACTTTCTCCCCCTTGAACAATCAAATATAAAAATTGGGCCAATTTTTTTAGTACTCTTCGAGTGCGATGCTAACATCGGGGGTCGAAGAACTGGCAGCAATGAAAACGGAATCGGCGCGCGTTCTCCCTCTTCCCAACTTGATAGACAATACATTCCCGGTTGGAATGAACAAATAATTCAAATCGCTCCCGGTGGGAATCGTTCCCTCATCGGTAAAATTTCCCGAGCTATCTTTATTTTGGTAAACGTGAATTACCCCGGCCGTGGATCCAATAGTAATTTTTCCGGCTTCCGGTGGGAGTTGTATTTCTGTTAATGAAGTACTTGGGAGGGCTGCCACTCTTTTGAAATGTGGGAATGTTTCTACGCCTCGTAAATCTATAGCCATTTTATTTTCTCCGTTTTTGATAAAATTGTTTTTTTAAGTTTTCGCGGTTCTGTCGATAATAATCGAGATTTCCGATTTGGTTAATCATTGGGGTTTTCGTGGGAGTCTTTAAGGCTCCCGAGTTTAAATTAATTTGTGGAGGTTCGGTCGTTTCCTCCAATTCGGAATTCATTGTTTCCGATGGTTCTTCGTTTGCGATTTCTCTTTGTGGGAGATGTGGCCTGATAGAAATCGGGGCTTTTGTTGGGTCCTGCATTATCCCATCCAACCAAGTGCCCAGGGCCTCCCGGTCCTTTTTTGGTCTTGAATTCATTGTTTTTTCATATTGCCATTCTAACAATTCCATAACTTCGGAGGATGAAATCCCGTGTTTGTTTATTGCGCTATGCCTTTCGTATTTGGAATTGGCTTTTGTTAGATTTGTTTCAAGTTGATTTATTTTTTCTCTTAGTAAATTAACGTCTTGAATTCCTGTGGTGGCTTCATCTAATGATTGCTGTAGTTTGGTTATTTGTTCTTCATAGCCGGCGGATTTATTCGCGTATTTTTTCAGTCTTTCGGATATTATGTCCTCAACTCTTTCCTGGGCTATGTATATTTTCCCGTCCTTTTCTATTTTGTCCATGTTTGTCTCTCCTATGAATAAAGAATATTTTCTTTTTTAATTCGTTCGATTTCCCGCGCGGCCTCTTCCCTATCACAATCGGGATTCAGTAAAATGTAAGCGTCGATTTTTGACAATAACCCGGCTTTTATTTTTTCGAGTATGTCCTTTCGTTGGGCATCCATTTCCGAAGGCGATAAAGGAATCGCCGCGTACTTGATTCGATAACCGCTTTCCGGTAGATTTGTATTCAATAACCTGTTCGACATCGCCGCGACTTTTGCGATAAATTCCTCATCGTATAGTCGCTGGGTGGGAGCGTAGGATCGTTGGGCCTCCCGTTTTCCTGATTTGTCGATACTGAGGGCATAACCGGAACGGGGGTCGCCTGATGTCCTTAACATATTCGCCGATATGTTGAACGCGGCGGCGGCTCGTCTTTCATACATTTGTATTGCTTCCATAAGTTCGGTAGGGCTTGCCGATGGGGAAAACGAACCAATAAGAGGTTGGCCCGACAAATCCGGGTCGCTATTGAAAACCAATATCGAGGAAGGGTCTGTGGAAATCGCCGCCCGTCTTGCTGGTAAATCCTGGTCCATTTGGTTAAGACCCTGTAAAGATAAACCGGCTACGTACTTGATATTGAAAGCCGAGTCCCGCACAACATGGAACCACATTGTATATAAAACGGCTGAACATAAAGAGCCCTGATATAATGAGTTTTTGCTGTATGAATCCCATAATTCACCGGTTTTTTCTGCGTGATACATGGTAATTGGAATGAAAGGAGAACCATCAGAATAACGATAAATATAATCCTCCCCCGATAAGGATTCCTTTCCGATATATTCAGATGTCAAGTTAACTCCGATGGTTCCATCGGTTTCAATATGTCTTATTTCAAATCGAGGATTATCGGGGTCCCGTAGGTCGAAAATGTCCGCCGTGTAAATGGCATCATAATCCGGGAATGATTTGGATTTTCTTAGTCTCAACTCTTGATAGTAATTGGGTACGTCTGGATTATCGGGATGGGATTCGCAATATACCAAATCCGGAGTAACAATCCTGAAAGCGAGCCGCGCCTTTGACCCTCCCATCGGTGGGACATAATCAATCCGGGAAAAGGATTCGCGGAGAAACAAAATAAATTGCTGTTGTCTCATCATCATCGGCCAATAACTCGCGAGAATACCGTCTCGAGAAACCAGAGATTCGATATTGTTATCCCGGTTCGATATTGTTGGGTACTCATGATATAGAACTGACAGTTCACGCGTCAATGACTCCGCAAGATTCGAGGACAAATCCGATTTTCCCCATGCTTGTCGCCGGTCTGTGGAAAGATGTTCGTATAGTTCGGTTTCGAGTAGGTCTTCCCAATCACCAATAAGTAATTTTTTTCGATTCGCGGAGTGCTGTTGTCTTCTTTCATCTTCAATCGTTGGAGCGATGGGACGGGTTTCTATTTTCATATAAGATTTGTTTGTCATGATGATAGCCTCGGGATTGTTCGATGTTGTTCCGATAAGATATTGACGCAACTATATCGTAGTGCGTCAACACAATGACCGTAACGGAATCGACTTTTTTCCGAATTGGTTGGTTTGATTACATATTTTTTTATTGATTCGATTGTTTTTTTGCATCGGGGCTGTATTGAAAATCGGCGTCTTGCCATAATCGCCGCTATTTGACTAATACCATAATATACGGAATGTTTATATTTGTAGGCTCGTTTTATTCGCCACGGTAAACGACCGGCGGGGAAATTCAATAACCTTTCAAAGGCTCGAATCAATACGAGATTCGATATTTTTTGTCCTGTTTTCCCACGTCCGGAAGTGTGTTCGCCGTCGCCGGTCCACTTCAACATTTCAGGATATAAGCCGTTCCGTTCTATCATGTCCAGGATTCCCCGCGCGTGTGTTTCCGGCGGGGCCATGGAACTAACATATTCATCCAATACATATAGGTAAGGGTCCCCTTCTGACATATCAACACAAACCAAAATAGCGACTTGCGAATTCGGGGTTGTGCCGTGGTCGATTCCGATGGCAAAAATATAATCTCCATTTTTTGGAACCGGGCGCCGGGAAATCATTTCTGGGTCAAAATGCTCGAAAATTAAATTTTGAATTGCTATTCCATCGAGGGACCCCGTAACACGTGCCTCCCTATCTATAGGAAGAAAACCGGAGATGATTGATTCGACTTGTTTGGCACTCATTAACTCCGGCAATTTTCGACCGTCCCATGTGTAAGGGGTTGTATCTTCAACCGAAAGTTTTCCACGTGTCACCGATATTTTATCGTCCTCTATAAGTCTTTTAAGATACGAAACATCTATCCCACCGACGGGGGTTAATGTCAAAGCCAGGATTCCCCGTTTTCCATTGGGGCCGATTCCTTTTCCGCCGCGTGATATTCTCGAAAGAAGTTCGTTATATACAGATTCATCGACGGGCTCGTCTATCCAACAATAATTAACCGTAGAACCACCTAAACCCCCGCCGGCGCCGCTTCCCGCCGATAATATACGAATAATCGAACCGTTTCGGAACTTAACAACCGATTGAACTCCGACAAATCCGTAACCGTGTCGATATTCAGTATCTACGATTTCATGCTTTGGAAGCATTTTCCAAAGCTTTTCCTCGATTATTCTCTTTTGTTGGTGGGAGTGACAAATCAAAAGCGCCGATATTGGGGGAGGGTCGATATCATATTCGGGATGTATACCGAGACAATGACTGATTATACTATATGCGCCTATAGCTGTTTTCCCGATTTGGTTTCCAGCAACCAGGGCCTTTGTAGGTCTACTATCGAGAAACCATCTACGTTGTGGATTTGTCGGGCAAAAATACCGAAATTCATCCCGTCCCGCGCGGTCGGATGTATATGATAGTAATTTCGCGAATCGGGAAAGACTCATTTATTTCCTTCTCCAAAAGGTATCGAAACATTTTTCGGAATCTTCCCTTTTTTCGCATTCTTCAATTATCCGAATGGAGTTTGCTAAGTTGGAAATCTCTTCGCATGTTTTCCCGGCGGTTTGTGAATCTATACCCCGCGAAAATTGCAAACATAATATTTCACGGCACAAAAGAGAATCGTTAGTCTCGCATATTTGTTTCGCAAGTTCCAAATCTGTTAACTGATGGATTATTTCTTGTTGCTTTTGGGCTGTTTTATCTTGGACGATTACAACCTCCGGCTTTTGGTTTTTCATTACTCCGAAAGTTATCCCGGTTCCCAACGAACCTCCGACAACGAAACAAATAATTCCGATGATGATTTCCATTTTCATTCCTATTTTTTCAAAGGTAAAACCGATTTGTTAATTGCGCCAATTTGGTCGATTATATCGGTTTGTAATTTTGGATTCAATGACAGATAAACGTTTTTGATTTGGTTAATCAATTCCTCGTCTTTCATGGTTTCGAGTTCTTCATATTCGGATTGACTCGCGGAGATTTCCCTATATTCTCGATAGGTTGTTAAGTACGTACGTTGTAAAGCGGCGTAGGCTTGCCAACTTCCGGAATCCTTCGCTTTCTCGATACTTGCTTTTAACTCACGGCATAGATTCCAAAGAATTTCTTTCGGGCTATCATCGTTTGAATTTTTTGTTTCGGTTTCGGTTAGTTCTTCGTTTATCGTTTTCCCTTCCTTTCGATATCCGTGCTTTCGTTCAAGAACCCAGGCGGCCGATTTCCAATCTTTTCCATATGATTCGATTATTGTATCCATTGCCATTTCAGCCCCGGCCGCGGTCGCCGCTTCCACGTCATGAAAAAATTTTTCATATTCTTTATCACCGTTCCTTCCCAAACGTAACCACCGATAGAAAGTTTTCGTTTGTATTCCTGCCTTTCTACACGTCAAAATAACCGTAAGGTTTTTTTTAAGACATGCAACGATTAATTTTTTTCGGGCCGGTGTTAATTTTTTTCTACGGTCCATTAATTTTCCTTTTGGTTTTTGTGTTGACTATGAGAAAGAAATCGGGATTTGATTAATTGCCGATACAATTTTTTATTGTCCACAAAAAAAATGAAATCATCATCCAATTTGTGTATGGAGATAAAGTCTATTGCTTCCAAATAATTTTCGATGAGAACCGGAACCAAATCTTCAATGGAACGATGTCCGAAATTTTCCAGAAAGTCGGCGATGACTTTTTTATTTTTAATTATTTTTTTAGTGGGGTTGTTTATAGTCATGTTTTTGAAAAAAATTTAAGTCCAGAGCAAAAGTCGGGCAGTGCGACA